GGTTGTAATAAGCTTTGTTCTCTTCAGAACGAAGGTTCATTGCTGCAGGTTCTGTTCTCCAAGTGTCTTTACCGGCGGTAAGATAGAGAGTAGTAGTGTCCACGCTATAACCATCTTCATCATCGAAATCTCTTAAATCCATCCCTGGTTTATACTCACGGATGGTTTGGATAAAGATACCGATACAGGATTGGTTCTTGTAACTATACACTACTCGCTTAATTAACATAGCATAAACAGGATACATTACACCTTCTTCATCTACGGTATAAGCTACCTTAGGTTTCATGCCTTCAGGTAAACTAAAGAAGACCGTATTGACAGCACGAATGATAATATCACTTTCTTTAACCGGTTTACCATCACCTGTTTGCACTAAGATATCATCCATTTCAAAATCCTGAACGGAAAGTGAATCGGTATAAAGACAGCTACCTTTGGTCGGTGAATGAAACACAGAATAACCGGCTTCTTTATTAAAGACGATTTCCTCACAGTCTTCGGCTTCAGTAATGGGTCCAGTGATACTGTCAATGTAGAGAGTAACCGCTTTGAAGGTATCCCAATTGAGTCCTTTAACTACATTGTAGACACACTCAATGTCCATTAATTCTTCATTGACTAACATTAGAATAAACTCCTTTTAGTTTAGATAGCCAGTAGGCTTGTCTTCACTTTCAAGATAAAACAGAAATTCCTCTTTAGACACATTCTGGCTATCAACCATGGAGTCGATAACGTAGAGAATGTAATCAATAGAGATACATTCGGAGCAAGGTACTTCGTATACACCCCCATTCTCGAAGATGGTATCAACTTCTTCAGGTGATAGATAACCCCATATTGCATTGACCACCTCTATCTCATCTTCGCCGATTTTCATTGAACTCGATATACAGGCGATGTCATTGTGGTGTACTTTACCTTTTGTACGGATTACAGAGTAATTGTTTTCAGGTGAGTATTCCGGAATAAAGTAGAAGAGATTGAAAGCATAGTGGTCATCATTCACTGCCACGGTAACGGTTTTATAACAGAAACCGTAGATAGGTTTCTCTTCACCTGTTTCTTTATCTTTATAGAAGATAAATGGGTCTTCTTCACCGTTTCTATAGGCAATGTTATAGACAGAAATCAACTGTATGTCCTTCTTAGAGATATCCCTATTAATCATGTCTTTCATTTGTTCGAAAACAAACTCTTGCTCATCTTCCAAAATAGACATGGTAACAAGCCTACAAAGAGCATTACCACTCTTACCTATTAGAACCATGGTGTCGATTTCGTCTTCTAAGTGAATGGCACTGATGTCTTCTGGGTTACCAGTAACGACTTCTTCCAATCTCTCCTTAAAGAGACGTGGAATAGAGGCTGTTTGCTCAGCACTTAAACCTACATCTAGATCCAAAACAATCTTTTCATTAGACATAAAGAAATTCCTTTTTACATTAGAATATAAAATACTCTCTCTACCTCAATGGGGTAGAGAGAGTAGAGTTAATCAATTAAGTGGCCTATCAGATTCTTTAAATCCGGCGTATTCTTGTTCGATGTGGTAATCCTCCATTACCTTAAAGCTATCCATGATGATTCTTACGTCACCACGAAGAGCTGAATGGTATTTAGAAACACCTACCTCTTTATCGATAATGTGTCGGTGGAGTTCGCTCAATGAACAAAACTGATTAGAGTAGAACTTAGCTGTCTTTCTACTGACATCTTCGGGTAAAGTAAGGAGTATCCTTTCAAATGCCATTTTACCCTCTTCGCTTAAGTCTTCTCGATAGAACTGGTAGTAAATGAAGCTACGAATATACCCTCTTGCCTGTACCACAATATTACGAATACAATATACTCGAACAGGAACGAGTTCATCACCACTTTCACCGACATAACCAAATACCGGTTTCATGTTTAGTGGAAGCTTAGCAGCATTAGTACTGGTGTAGAGGACTTCTACATTCTCTTTCTCTATATCCTTGTAGTGCCTATTCAGGTTTCTGGTTATTTCATCCAATTCTAAAGGAGAGATACACCTACCCAATATATTGGCATAACAACCATAACGAGGAGAGTAGTAAGAGCGAAGCGTACCAGTAGCATCTAATCGATAGCTATAGCTATCGTCACTCTTATCAGCCATCACTGCTTCCATTAAATCGTAATTGTAGTAATTGAACTTCTCCAGTAGTTCGGAACTAGGTCCTCTAGAGAAGTCCAATACGTACTTGATAGTAGAGAGGTCTTTTTTCATGTTAGAAGAACCTTACGTTGAAGAACTCGTCCAATAAGTCAACCTGAAACTCTATTGCCAATACCATGTAGTTTTCTACGAAGTACTGGGCCAGGTTATTAGGTAGCTTATCAGATGCCGTGGTAATGATACCTTCATCCACTGTATCGTAATCCTGAGTGCTGTTGATGTAATCGTCGTAAGCATCACGAGTGACGTGTTTGTACTTAGGATAGGTCGACATCAGGTATTTCACTCTGTAAAGAGCCATTAGGAATACACAATGACTCTCTAAGTGAATACCTTCCTCAGCTACCTGTTCTGATTTTGTTACTACTGATAAGCTAACGTCAATGATTTCCATCAGTTTATCGTGTAACATGTTCTTCAGCTTCAGTAAGTAAGCTTTATTGCTATTGGCATCGACTACGTATTGGATAAAACCAATGTAGTACAACATTACTGAAATGAAGAAGAACTGCTCAGCATCTGCTTTAGAGGCATAGTCGATATCGAAGAATCCAGTTTCAGTATCGGGTTTTTCTTGAGTATGGTTGTAGTAATCCACCGTATTGATGCCTCTAACGAAGAGGTCATCGTCTTTAGCTGTCTTGTAGAACTCTTCTAATAGGGAATTGACTTCTACAATCAGTTTCTTTCTTTCCAGGTACGTAGCTGTACCTAATGTCTCTTGTACGACAAAAGACAGGATATCTCCACCTTCCCAATTTTCATGGTTTACTAAGATGTCTTTCAAGAAGAACTTCGGTTTCTGATTAACGAACCGATCTGTTACGTACTTCTTGAAACAGTAAGAAACCATTTCATGATTCAGCATTTTAGTTTCCTTTTTGTGTTTTATAAATAAACTACCATTAGAGTATAGAATAAACAACTAGCAAACAGCCATTGAGTTTGCTTTGTCATGTTAATAATATAGTTTTCATTTTAAATAGAATCCACTACTACTCAGTACTCCAGATAGAGAGTACTGAGTAGCATTAGGACTTACGTGGGGTTTTCATTACCTTATTAAACTGTTTCAGCTTAATATCCAGAAAGGCACTGACGACACTATTAACTTGCTTCTCTTCACTGATTAGAGAATTGAGTAGTTGAGGTAAGACGAGTTTCTCTGTAAGGATATCACTAAGTAACTTAGGCATATTCTCACTAAACTCAGCGTAGACTTCGTAGACACAGTTAATCTTCTTTTGCTTACGAAATAAGGATTTCTTCTTCCGTCTGTAGATGTACTGCTTCTTCACCACGATAATCTTGAGATTATTACCGATTTTGGTATGGAAGTCTATCTTGTTGATGATATCAGGCTCAACTAACTCTAATTTCTTCTCACCTAGAAAAGCATCGCTAATGGTGTACACTTTAGTCAATATTTTTTCAATGATACACATCAATTACTCCTAAAGGTGAAAGAAACGATATTCCCCTACTTTTAAGAGTAATAGTTACGAGTGAAAGCCCTTAGTACGATGTATAGCAAAATACCTGTTCTGGTAGCGGCAATAGCCGGAGTGGATTTGACTTTAGTCGCTCTCTTGACTACTTTCTCCATGTCATCACGAATCCCTAACAGTAATGGGTCAGTAGTACGAGAAGAAGTATAGATACCTTTTAGCTTAGAAAGTAATCCAGGGATATCCGACTTATTCTTCATGGCATTACGGTTACTGTATAAGTAAACCAGTAAGTGTGTCATGATTCTTTCAATCAGGTCACTCAACTCAATCTTGTCTTGATTGTTCTTGGAGTAGACATCGGAGATATACCCTAAAGTGTTTCTAAACATCTGTGGAGGCATGGTCTTATTGGCATTTTCAATAATGCTTACTAAGTCTAGTTTAATAAAACTAGGTTTATCCCCAATGATGTCATTTAGGTAATTCTTATAGATTTCCAAAGATTGTTCTTTGTCTTTAAGAATACTCTCCCCATCTGTTTCAATGTAGGTAGCTGAAGTACTGTTAATCTTCAGTCCAGATTCTTGTACCATCTTCTGTAGATTATAGATGCCCTTTAGCATCTCTTTAATACGGGTAGCATTATCGATTACGACATAAACCACTGAATTGGTGTGTCCAGAGGACTTCATGTCGATATCCATTCGGTTAATCGCATGTTTGTGGATGCCGTTTACCATGTCTACCGTATCGTCTGCTCTTTCTCGTATTACTGCTAACCAACTACCTAAACGCTTAATAGCGTAGCGATTAGACATAGAGGCTAAGGTAGCCTCTGCTACAGCCTTAGAGCAAGGAAATGGCCAATGTCGATTCATTCTAGATGTCAAGAAACGAATACACATGACCATCATCACGTCACTCATGGCTTTCTGTTTCTTCTCTTTAGAGAGCTTACCGCTATTCCAAAGGGAATGACATAACCAAACACAGGATAATGATAATGGATCACCTGCTACTTTATACTTTACCGCATCGATAATTAGGTTTAAATCATCTTCTACATCGGATTCATCAATTCCTAAGATTTCTTCAAACCACCTACCTCTATCGTTGTTCGTAAACGTGATTTTGTGGGTACCAGTCAGGGGACCACCCCAAAACTGAGAATCTTCATCGGACTTAGTGATTAACTGGTTAAGGTATCGTTCTACCTTTTGGGTAAACTTCGTATCGAATGATAGATTACACTTATCGTTAAATACGTCTTTTACGTGTTTATACATAATAGATTTCCTATCTACATAGCGAATTCATCATAGTTTTCCAATTAGACACATACCTAGCCTAAAAGCAACAATTTCCATTGCTAATATGAAAATACATTATTTTCTCTCTAGCCCCTAATGTAAAAGGGCTAGAGAGATAAGGAGGAAAGCATTAATGACTATTTTGTTCCTAGATGACTGGAATAGGTATCCAGAAGCAATAGTGGATACTAAGACCAGGAACCAAAGCTATATTGACATGGCTAACGTGTATAAGAAGATGGGGTTAAAGAACTACTATTTCCATTTAGCTTTACACGACAGAACACTACAAGGAGTAGACCCATTTTCACCAGACTTAACCATGGAGCAAATGGCTAGGATTGCTCTGGAGTGTAAGAACAACTTCTGGTACTTCGTAAGGGAGATTGCTACTGCGCCTAACACATCAGGTAACAACTATTACTTAGCCAACCGTGGTAATCTATCATTGTGGTGGTGTTTCTTAAACCACATTCGTTACTTCTTCGTGATGGCTCATCAGTTAGGTAAATCTAGCTCGATTGACAAGATTAGCGAATGGTGTCTGTTCTTCTGGACAGACATGCGTATTTTTCTATTAACCAAAGACAGTAAACTTAGGGCTGAAAACATCAGGAGAATACAAAACTCTTTTAGACGTTATCCCTATTACTTAAATCCATTAACCAAACTGGATGCGGATAACAGTGAGTTAATCACCGTTAAGAAGAGGAACTGTTACCTAAATACGGGCATCGCTCAAGCTCAACCAGAAAGTGCTGAGCGTGTAGGTCGTGGTTTTAGTAGCCACGTACTCTTGCTCGATGAGGCGGCATTTTGCCTTAATCTAGCGCTAAGTTTCAATTCAGCTTCAGCCTCTCAGAATGCGGCGATTGAAAAGGCAAGGGAAGCTGGAATGCCTTACGGCTGTGTGATTGCTACTACAGCTGGTTCTAAGGACACTGATTACGGGGCTTATGCTTATAAGCTCTATAGTGAAGGTTGTCCTTGGACAGAAGAGTTGTTAGATTGTAAAGATGCGGAAGAATTAGAGAAAAGAGTTAGAGCTGGGTCCAACCCAATGTCAGCTATTGCTAAGAATGGGATTTATGCGGTAACTGGTGTGTTCTCCCACAAACAGCTAGGTAAAGACGATGCTTGGTTGTCTGAAAACGCATCTCGTGCCGGTGTTACTGGCGCTAACTTGTTAAAAGACTTCCTTAACGTTTGGGTATCCGAAATGGAATCTTCTCCATTCAATGTAAAACAAACCCAGATGATGAAAGTAAGTGAAATGGAGCCTCAGGCTCATGATGCCTCTGGCTATATCCATGTTAAATGGTATTACACCGCACATGAAATTGATAAGATCATGAATGAAAAACCAGTCGTAATTGGTATTGATAGCTCTAACATGGTGAATAACGACAATAGCTGTCTGGTATTCGTTGACGCTACTAACCTAGAAATCATTGGTACAGCTTCTGTTAATCGAGTGAATTTGTATAAGTTCTCGCAGTGGTTAAGTGATTTCATGATAAAATACCGTAAAGTCATGATTATCCCAGAGAACAGAAGCAGTGCTCAAGGCATCATTGATTATCTAATTGAAACCTTACCTGCCCATGGTATTGATCCCTTTAGACGTATTTTCAATACCATTGTACAAGAGAAGTCTTCAGACCCACGTAAATTCCAGTTAATGGATTCTCATCCTAACCGAATGAATATCGCTAACCAACACCGAAATACCTTTGGTTATACTACGTCTGGTTATGGTAAGTACTCTCGTGATAACCTCTATAACGAAACGTTATTTAGAGCGATTGACATTTCCGCTGATAAGCTAAAAGACAACCAATTGATTAATGAACTATTGAGTCTAGTGATTGTAAATGGACGAATTGACCATCCTAAAGGGGGTCATGATGACATGGTGATTGCTTGGTTATTGGCTTGTTGGTTTATCTTTAATGGTCGTGAAACTGGTTATTACGACATCAATAGAGGTCGTTTCTTAAGTGAAGTGGCTTTTGCAGGTGAAGTACTAGATGCTAAGACGATACTGAAGAAGAGAGAACAAGATAACTTAAAAGAGCACATTACTGCTCTTTATAACGAAATGAGTAATACGGATAACTACTTCGAATTTGCTAAATTGGAGAAAGAGATTCGTTACTTAGAAAGTAAGTTATCGATAGAGAACAGAGAACAGATGAGTATCTCTGGCATGATTGACGATTTGAAGGAAGGGAAGAAACTCACTACTTTAAGGAAACAACCCAATATGGTTAATGACATTATTGAAGGTTTAACTGATGTTAATACCGATTCATTGGGATTGAATCCTTACAATAATAGGGACGTTTCTCGATTTGAAAACCTATTGACAGGTACCGGTAATAGTAGGGGATTAGACCTAGATTACTGGTTAAGTTAATGGTAAGACAGACTAATACACTCCTCTACCCTCGCAACAGGGGTAGAGGAGTGTATATCGTCTTTTTCATCAACTACTACGAAAGGAGTCTCAACGATGTTGTTTATGGGAAAACTGACAACCGTTTTGCTTGTTTATCTTAGAGGATTTATCGTGAATAACCGAAAAACAATTCCGTTAACAAAACAGCTAATCACGACAGACAAACGACCTCTTTATAGGAACCATCCGGAACCGCCCCGGACTGTTCTTTTCATAGGGTATTGAGTCCCATTTCTTTTATCAGGCAATCAATACCGGCAAGGGTGACAATGACAAATAGAGGTCATTATCGGTGGTATTGATGTACCAGAGAATAATAGGTGTAGCGGTAGCCGGAATATCGAAAGGAATGGTTAAATCTTCATTCCACTTACGAATCGGGAATTCGATGCTGTTGTCCCCCCAAATGATTTTAAACATATTGGGTTTAGGTGCATTAGGTTCTCGATTAGTACGATATTGCGGTAAGGTAGTGTAGTAGACTTTGTTCAAGAAGTCATCTAGGGTAGTACAGCTATTAGCGATATTGATTACATTGCTATTGGTAGCAATGGATTTCACTAAGAGGTGTAAACCTTTACCGTAGGCTGGGTTTTGATAAGCTTCAAAACCAATCTCCCACCTATCATCAGTCTGGTCAGCTGCATTTCTTAAGAAACGCACGTCTACCTGTTGTGGGTGTACGTATTGTCTAAAGGAGTTATTGATGGTCCCTAAGTCAATACCTACGTTCAGCTGTTGAGTAGGTCCGTAGAGCTTACCATTGAGCTGCTGGGTAGGGGAGTTACGGTTGATGTACACGCTATTGGTTACATTATAGAATTGGTTTCTATCTAAGGTAAACAGATACCAATCCAATTGCCAGCCAATATTGTCATTCACCCAACGAGGTACAGGATAGAGTTTCACTGAGTAAGAACCATCTCTCTCGATAATGGTGTACTGGTAAGAACGGGTAATGAAGTAACGGTTGTTGTTATTCACTACGTGTACAGACTTCTCGTTATTAGCCAGATAGTACTTCAGTACCAGAGTACCTTTAGAGGTTACAGTAGATTCGGAAGCTCTATCTAAGTAAAGCAATTCGAATTTATTACCATCTACCGGATAAGTCATGGTAGAACCATCGGTATAGAAGACTTTACCCATTAGGTTAATGGAGTCTTTTAAGATGTTCTCTGGGATTAAGAGATTGGTTTCATCGCTAGAATCAATGTAGAATGATTCTAAAGAGATAGCAGAAATGAATTTATCTGCATCGGATACGTCTCTTAAGAGAGCAGATTTCTCTACAATGAAGTTGGTTCTAGAGAGTACACCACCTTTATCATCGTACACTAAGATAAGAATCATCTCACCTTCTTCTAG